TATCAACGTATCAGCACAATTATTTATAAATACCATATCTGGAAAGGGAGTTGTACGAGTGAAGAAATTATCTTTCAATGTATAGCCGAAATACGACAATATGCGCTTGAGCAAGTAATTTCCACGGATGAAAGGGGACATATAGTACCCGGCAGCAAGATTTATAACTGTATCTCCGTCCGTCACAGTACGCGGAACGGCATTATAAAAATCCGGTGTACCTGTAAGAGGTGTATTAAGACTGTCATAAAACGTGCCATCCACCATGAAACCATAACGATTGATATAATCAAATTTGGGAGATCCGCTGGAAGAAGTGCGGTCTGATTCAATGAGCACAGGGAATATAGCATATTCCGGATTGTTTCCACTAATCAATGACCGACAAAAATCTATGCATTGTTCAACAGTAGACAATCCTGGTATGGTCTCTGTCCCGAACACTTCGGATAGAGGCGTTTCCGATATTTTCGACAAGAAAGAACCTTCATTCATATAAAACGAAGTTTCTATACTTTCTTTTCTTTTAGCGGACAATACAGCCTGTCGACAGGCCATAAAATATCCGTCATCTTCAATAGTGGCAACAATAGAAGCAGACGGTTTCTGCTTTCTGGCCATAATATCCGGATAATCCAAAATTTCCCGATTAGCATCGGTATCCGGGAGACTCACCGGATTGGTCTGTTCACCATATTCATTAAAAAACAGATTCGGACGTTCCACTTGTAACATAGTGTCAGAGGAAAGATGATAAGCTTTCCCTTTATCTACATTTGTAATTTTCATCGTTTACTTCCAATTTTACGTGATCGATCTTGCAGTTTTCTAGCTTTATCAAATTCATCAAGAAGAGTATAGGCAGGCAAGCCATTTTTCTTCAGTAAAAGAAGAGTTTCATTAAGTTCTTCAATAGAACGACTTAATCCAAGATCCAGCTGAACAGCAGAATAGGGTTCAGTAGCAGATTGAATAGCCCCTCCCGACTGTCTACCTATAGCCTGTGCCTGAAGATACTTATTAAAGTCCAGAGTACGGATGGTTCCGGCCTGTTGTGCCTGGTCAAGTATGGATAATATGGGTGCAATGGTAGGATTCTTCACCGCCTCATTGCTAGCTACCCATTCCTTGGATGATCCGGCAGGTCCCTCTCCTACTATGACAGTAGGCTTGTCTATAAAGCCACGACGTTTAGGATCATAGACAGCATGAAAATCTTTTCCGTCCTGGGCACGAGTGACATCTATATATCCTCCGGACTGTTTACCGGGAACACGGGTATATGATGTATTCGGAGATGTAGTCCCCGATGTGGTAGATGATCCTTTTTTAGCAAGCAAACCTTTCAATGTTGTTTTTGCAGCTGTTAAAGCAGCCATAATCAAACCACTGATAATAGCGGTTCGAGCAGCAGCGGTCGCACCAAAAGTGGCAACCGAATCCGGTTGGGCAGCACTAATAGCTGCCGCTTTAGCCTGTTCCGCAATGGCTACAGCAGTAGCTTCCGCAATTTTTTGATTTATAATTTGAGATAAGACATCAAAAAGAATATCAATCATGGTATTACCAAAAGCGGAAAGCATGTCTTCCTGACCTGATAAAACTTTGCCTAATGATTCTCCCATCTGACTTCCATATTCCTTATATTGATCCACTTGCTGTTTCAAAGAGTCACTAATTATTTTTACCTGATCATTATGATGTTGCTGCCGCTCTGCCAATTGCTTATCAAGCCACTTTTTATTTTCATCCATAGACTTTTTATTGAGCGACACACGCTGTTGTTCTTCTTCTGTTTCAATGGCAAGCTTTCTTTGACGAAAATCCTCAAGTGCCTTTATACGAATATCCAAAATTTGCTGTTCAATCTGCTGGCGTTGTGAGGCCTCCAATCCCATTATTTTAAGACGGGCATTAAGATCTTGCAAGGTCAAATTTTCCATGGCCTTGTTAAATTGGGATTCAGTCTGAAGCTGTTCGTCATTTTCAATCATCTCTGTTTGAGTCTTAATCATATCGTCTAAAGTAGTTCCCTGTAAACGAGAAAGTTCCGCATCAACTCCTGATAATTCCTCATATAATGACTTCATCTCCTCTTTGAACCTGTTTTGCTCATCCGCAGTCATCTTTCTAGAGTTTATTTGTTCCGCATTAGGTCCATATCCCATCCCCCCACTATAAACAGCAATATGTTTTGCATTTCCTTCTTCATCAACCCCATAAAGCCTTTTTCCTATACTTTCCTGGCGTTTCAGACTCTTTATCCTTTCTTCAATGTTCTTTTTTTCGTTCTTGCGCTCTTCAATTTGTGATTTATTGATATAGGCTAATCTGGCTTTTTCTGTTTTTATCCACTCACGGGCATAATCAGTACTCACAGATATAGCCCTTCCATAATTGTCAAAACCAGTAACAGCTCCTGGTATTATTTGAGCGATACGGGATATCAATTGGTTTAATTCATCTTGTTCTTGTGCGCTTAAGTTTGTTTTAGCTTTCAATTCATCATATCGGTTCAGCAAAGGGAGCAGCCCATTTTGCAGGGAAACAACCTTATTCAACTGGTCATCAAATTTTTCGCCAGAAGAATCAAGGGATTTTGATATTGTCCCCATAAAACGTCCTAAAG